AAGTTCTTACCCCACATGAAACTCCAAAATCTACTTTAGTCTTAGTAATAGCCAGGTTTACTATATCTACAAGAACTGGATTAACCCCTTCTAATCTTTCTATACTTCTACTTGATAATCTGAATGTCATTTCTTTTTCCCTATTGGATTGAAAAATTTCTTAGCACTTCGTGTGGCGAATGATGCCGCAACAATACTGCCCAAACTTACCTGATACCAAGTCGGCATCCCAGAGAGAGCAAGGAAGCCGTCAGTTACTATCTGCCTACCCCACTCGCCACAGAAACATAATACCAAAGGTATAGAAAAAAGTACAGTAAGCCATTCATCTTTCCAAGAAGATTGACTAGCTCTCATTGCCGCCAAATCCCAGTCAATTTCTCCTGTTGCTTCTTTCATCTTGATGGTAGCTTCTGCTTTTTGAATAGCAGTCTTACCCTCAAGATAAGAAGAGGCTAGAGAACTAACTGATGTAAGTAGTGTACCTATCATTTAGGTTTCTTTATTGGCTTCTTAGGTGGTCTACCTTTCTTACTTCCGTAAGTTCCTTTCCCAGATGGCATAGCAATCTCCTTTTTATTTTATAATACTATTGTTTCTTTTTTCTTTCAACTCTCAAGCGAATGTAATTAATTGTAGTGTTGGCAGTTATCATTAACACAAGCCACAACTCCCAATAATGTATGTAACCCCAAAGCATTATTTCTTTTCACTCCCTAACCAAAGAGAGAAGCAAGCACTAAAGCAACCAAACACTACTGAACAAAAACCAGACTGCTCAATAGTAGGGTTTTCTAAACTCATCATCCAGAGAGTAACTTGAAAGCACATGATAGTAATTGCTATCATCATTAAGCGAGGAAGTATTTTCCACCTCAAGAATCTTTCCATTGTAACTTCAGCCATTATTTAAACGCCTCCTTCATTGAGTTTAATAAGTCTTTAACTGTGATTCTTTTTTCTCTTGGTTCGTAGAGACATACGATTTGACGAGGGCAAGCGTCAATGCTCTCCATGATTTCGATTCCCCCACTATTGTTTGCTCCTTCGTATAAGCACCAATATTGTCTTGTTGTTTTTCCTCTGAATGATTCATGTACCTTCTCAATCTTTTTTAGTCTACATATAGTATAACCACCATTATCTAGTGTAGGTCTATAGTAATGTTCATGTGCTTCGGTCAAGCAGGAAGAGACCATAAGCAAAACCGCAGAGGATAGCAATGCCGATACCAAAGGTACAGATGCCAATAGTCCACATAATAATCTTTTCTTTACGCTCTTGTGCCTCATATACTTCTTTCTGTCTGCGTTTCCTTATCTGCCCTTCCATACCTATAAGTTCATCCCATGCTTTTGTTCCATGAGTAAACATTATGAAAGTCTTTAGCTCGTCTCGTTGTTGGTCTAGCTTTTTTTTAGCGGCAAATGCTTCGATAGCTTCTTGCTCTATGCTCTGTCCATTAAATACTTTGGAAAATAAGGTGGGATTCTTAGACCTCTTCTCTATATTAGCTACATCAGATACAGCACCCATCCATTTAGATAGGTCTTGAGTCATAGACTCAAGTTCTCTACCTGCCATAAACGCTTTCTTTATTCCCCCAAATGCGGCAGTCGCAGTTGAGATAGCCGCACTTATAGTGAGAGGGTCCATCTTACATCCGTATAACTATGCTTATTAATAGAAGAAGAGTAGCACCAGTAGAAGCAAGCATGATAGATTCAAGTCGCTTAACACGATTAAACAAATCTTTAAACTGAATAGTGGTTTCAGTTTCGAGGCGAGCAGTGCGTGTATCAAGAGAGTTTAGTGTTGGCTTGCTCATTTATTAACTCGGTTTAGTAGGCCAAGTAATGCCATTTATTTTTATTCCATCATTATCTTTTTCAGTATTAAGAGATGCAGAAGGATTCCATTTTGAAGTTCCTGCCGCAGGTAAATCTCTAAGTTCTTGTCTGTATGTTTTCCAATTGCTAGGTACAGCAGAACCAGACTCTAATGCTTTTAAGGCAACCCAATCAGATTCTGTTAAAAAACTATTCCTTTGGTCTTTTGCTAGTTCTGTTATTTCATCCTGAGAAAGCGCATCTACTTTTGCTTGAGTCCATGCGTGGTCATTCGAATGGTCATCAGCTTTTTCTTTAGTATTTCTTTTTGCACCTTCAGTAGCAAAACTTGGAACACTTCCTGATTTTGGTCCGAAGTCAAAAGCAAGAGCATCAAAGTCATCTTCAGTCATACTGTCTTTCATAAGTATGTGAGCATAGCTACCATCTGAATAAGTAACAGTAGCAATACCGCTTTCTATTTTTGCAATTGTATATTCACTCATAAGTTTACCTTTCTTTTGAACGCCAATTATCTCTGTAATGATTTTTAATTTGTCTTTTCATAATAGACTCAGCTTTGCTTGTTTCTTTTTCATCCACTTTGTTTTTAAATCTAAGATTTAATTTTGAATTAACTCGTTTAAATGGGATAACTTGAGCAATAGGAGTGCCTATATTTACTGTACCTGCAAATCCTTTATTAATAAAAAAAGGAAAATTAACTGGATGAGGGTATGTATCTGTATCTACAACACCACTGATTATCTTTATAGGAATATCATCTCGGTGTTGAGGTGTTATGTAAAGACACGACCAACCTTTCGGAGTTACAATTTTCCAAGGGTTTGTAAGTTTATAGATAATGTTTGGGAGTATATCTGTGTTTAAAGTAGTGTCATCTATTTGTTTTTTTGTGTGAGATGATAACGCATACAATTCGTGTTCTCGTCGAGAACTTACTGGGATTGGATTATTATCGTAAGCCGTTTCATTACGAATAAAAATATCGTGCCATAGTGGAATAGCAAATCCAGTTTTCATCATGTCAACGAAAGGCATACACTTTTTAATACTTGTATTATCTGTAAGATTTTCACCAGATAGTTTAGAAGGCTCTACATTTAACTCATGCCCTTTCATTTTGTCAGGAAAAAACCTAGCCATTAAATCTGGCTTTGGAGCAATCTCATAATCAAAATCTTCACCTCTATTATAGATGAAATCTATATCTACAAGTTCATTATCTTCTGCTCTTTTTTTTATTTTAAGAAGTTGCGCCATTAATAGTTCCGCTATTTGATATTATGTTTATTGAACCAGATGAAAAGGATGCCGCTTTCCCTGCCGCACCACCTGAACCTGCTGAACCTCCACTTGAACCTCCGCTTCCATTAGAAACATTTCCGTTTGCTCCAGTTGAACCAGTTGAACCTGCACTTCCATTTGAACCTGTCGCTCCTGCCGCTCCTCCATTTCCTCCGTTTCCACCGTTCCCACCAGTTCCACCAGTACCTGCATTTGTGCCACCGCTTGCTCCACCAGAACCAGATGAAGAACTAGAACCAGAACCTGCGGATTGACCATAGCCAAATCCTACTGCACCTGCTCCACCTGCTCCACCTGCTCCACCCGAACCGCCTGATGTATTACTTGTAGTTTGTGTATCTCTACGAATTTCATAAAGTGGATAATAATCGTTCCAAGCACCAGATGACCTTAAAGTACCTCTGTGATAGTGTGGGTCAGAATTATTGCCAGGATATACTGTAGAATTTCTATAGTTGTGTGCCGCAATTTCATTTGAACCATTCGCCGCCCAATATATAGACGCAAAGTTAGTTACGGCTTGCCACTTGTATATATTCTGCGCCCAGTTTGGATAGTTACTACCAGTTGTAACATACATCCAAGAACTTTCAGACCAACTTGTGTAACTTCCGTTTCCACCCGAACCACCCTGACCACCGCCACCACCGCCTGCTCCGCCACCACCGCCACCAGAAATTGTGCCAGTATTGATTAAATCAAAGCTATGTGCTGAAGTTATTGCGTGACCACCTGCACCTCCGTTACTACCAGTGCCACCGTTTGCACTACCTGCCGAACCTGCCGAACCACCTAAACCTTTAATTGTACCTGCGTTTTCTATTTGAAGAATGCCACCCATACCAGATGGAATTGTCATTGGGCCTAAGTCAACACCTGATGGAATAATTAAAATCTTTGGTGTACCTGATTGATAGTCAGCAGTACCAAACGCAGTTTGAACATTAAATGTACTTGCGGAACTAGCCGTTGCAAATATAGAGCGGTTTGGAAATGAACCAAACCCTAATACATTATAACCAAAGCTGCTCATTAGGCATCATTCGCTGCATCTGTTGTAAAGAATAGTTTTATACCCAATAGTCTAGCATCGCCCGATTGGTCATCAGCAGAAACATCTCGCATTATTCTAAAGATACATAAATCTTCTGCCGCAGGTGAACCTGCTATAGTTACAGCACCAGACTCAGCAGTAATATTTAAATCACCCGAAGTTCCAGAATGGGCTTTAGCAGTCGGAGCCACCGCAGTACCAAATGCCGTGTTTAAATCTCCATTGTCAGAGAAAGAAACTCCACTCAATGCCCAAGAAACATCTCCAGTATTTGTACCAGATACAGTAAAGTAAGCTGAGAATGTAACTGTTCCTTCATTCCATGATTTCGGAAATGCTACTGAAAACTGTGCGTGTTCATCCGAAGAGGCATCGAAATCTAAGCACTTTAACTCAGGCCCATTTGATAATTCAACTTGAGCCAAAGCCGCACACCCATTGGTACTTTCTGGATACATAGCAGCGGCAGGAACCCACATAGTTTCTTTGCCTTGCTTTTTAACTGTATCAAGAGAAAGATCACTTGTTAATTCTGCGTAAGTTCTTCCCTTAACGTGGCTACTGCCTGCTAATAGAATATCATTTGTTGTAACTGCTTCTTCCAGTTTTAAAGCATTAGTATCTGACTTACCGAAAGTTAAAGCCGCTTGACCACCAATATCACTTAAAGTCTCTGCTGCCGTTCTTCCCTCAACTGAAGTGCCGTCAATTCTCAAAAAGTCATTGTCACTTACTGCTGCATTGGCAGCTAAGACATTTCCGTTTGAAATACCGATTGTGATGGTTGGTATAGCGTTCCAACTTGATCCATCATAAAATTTTAAAGTATTCGATGAACTATTATAAAATAAATCTCCTTCGTCTAAAGAACTAGACGGATCAGAAGAACCTACTCTATATCTTTCGGCAAATGAATTAACTCCAGAAATATTAGATGCCGTTGTATTTACGTTAGCTATAGAGCCTGCAACTGTAGCTATATTAGTAACAACTCCTGATGCGCCAAGCGTTGCCATGTTTGTGACATTTGCAGATGTAGCTAAAAGTCCCATGTCTTCTATGACTGATGCCACACCTAAAAGGCCCATGTCCTCAATTACTGCGCTCGTTGCCAAAAGTGCCATATCGTCAATAACTGTGGACACGGCCAATAGCGATAGGTCTTCGATTATCGCAGTGGTGGCAAGCATCGACATATCGGTTATTACCGCAGATGCTGCTAGTGCGTTGATGTTTGTTTGGTTTGATGAAGATGGAGTAGTTGCTTGCCAAGCACTACCATTATAAACCATCATAACATTGTTACTTGAGTTAAAGTATAGATCGCCTGCATTTAACCCTGATGATGGGTCTGATGATGCAGAGCCGTGATATTGGCCCGTGAAGGTACTTAAACTGGACGCGGCAGAGGTAGCACTAGCAGCTGCTTTAGCAGCGTAATGCAATGCCGAATAACCAGTAGTAGAGCCATCAGCCAATGTGAACTGACTATCTTCAACCGTGACCGCGTATTTGCCTGCGTCTGCTGCTTTGTTAGTTGCTATCGTGGCTTGAGCGGTTGCCGTGTCTTTATGCCCAGATGCCGTGGATGCACTGGAGGCACTTGCAGTAGCAGAGCTTGCAGCCGCAGTAGCAGATGTAGCCGCAGAAACTGCATCGACTAATAATGCGAAATGATCGGTATCTGTAAGTGTGTCACCAACTGCTGAGTCAGCAACGCAGATGTAAATATTATTGAGTTGAGCAGTGGTGGAACCTTTTACAATATCTCTTTGAACAAAGGCTGCCGTGGTTGTAGTTGCGCTAGTTCCTTTGTATGTGCCTAGTTCCTGAGTAACAGATATTTCACCACTAGAGTCAAAAGCAAGGATCTTTGAGGCTCTATCCGTTGCTGAGTTGGTAAACTCCGTGCTAGTCATCGTATTTGTTTTTGATAGCTTGAGTGTACGACCCAATTCCTCATCATGTGAGTGAATCATAAAGGTCAGCTTATCTAATGCGTCCTCGAAAGACGAAGCCGAAAATGGGTCGTTAGGAACGAGATCGAATCCTTGGGTCATAGGCTGCTCTCGAAGCAGAATTACAGTCTCACCTGATGCAGGCCGATAGTCCGTGGCACTATAATGGCTATCCGATCCTGAGCCAGTATTGTGTTTGAATAATACCGCTCCACCACTAGCCGAACCAGCACCCGTAATAATGTAATGCGTATTTAGAGTCTTTGTCGTTTCTGCGCCCGTAGTAGATCGCACTATGACTGTCAGATCCGCGTCTGCAAATATTTTGAATCCATAGGCAAAACTATGTGTGGTGGCATTGCTAGTAGTATACGATGCTCTGTTTGTTGCGCTAGAAACTGTCATTTTACATTGCTTCCTTCATTAGTTTTTCTGATTGGTCACGGAGTCCACCCTCTTGCATGGTTTCTTTAAATTTCTCATAACCTGGTAGTTCCATAAGAATTAGCAATGCCCGATCCATATAGGCATCTTCTAAATTCTGTATCATTTTATACTTCTCAAAATTTGTAGAGCGCATATATTCTTGGCCCCTTTTTGTTGCTCCATTTATTTCGGGGTTTATCATTTGGTTGAGGGCTTCATAAAAATTAACTACCCCATCATCACGATCTAACTTTACTGCGCTGGGATTATCTTTATTCTTTGCAATGTTAACCCAATCCGAAATAACACCTGGTTGTAACTTAATTCCTTTTAAATGGGTCTTGTTTGTAAGAGGCCATCCCTTAGAAGGCAGTAACTTCGTAATCCTAATAAGTTCCGATTTAACACCATCTGGTTTTTCTCCAGCGGATATTTTTACACCAGTAAAATTTGATATAAGTGTGCGTGTTGGGTTGACTGCAAAACTCGTTTGATCTTCTCCATATATTTCTCCTAAGGAGTCAAACTCAGGTACAGTTCGACCCTCCCGATCTACTAAGCCATATGTCTGGTATGTTTTTGTAGAACTCTGAACGAGATAGGCTGAGAGACTGTCCCAGGCTCCACCCAAAGACCCTTTCTTTGGCATACCAACCTTAGAGTAGTTTGGAGATTTATCGTCTAACGGATCTACATATGTGTATTTTGCCTCACCAAATTCATCGTAAGTATATGCCTCGACATCCTCTACCGTCCAAAATTCTCCCATATTTCCTTCAGCGACATACCTTTTTGGGTCTATTGATCGTGCTATTGCCCGTTGCAATGATGTTGCAATGAATGGAAAATTCTCAACTGGGCCTCTTGCTATAGGCTGCAATGCCGTGTCAAAGTTTTCGGTGTAAAGTCGCTCCATTAGGTTCATAACATCTCCCATTCCTTGAAGCATTGGCAGATCTCTATAGTATTGAGCCGTGGCAGCAATAGGCGCAAATGCCATTGCAAGCATATCGCCATCCTTGTTGTTGTTTACCATTCTCTGGGTGGTGTCTGAAATTAAGGCCAGAATACCACCAACGGGTTCAAAGCCTGCGTAATTAATATATTTCAATGGGCCGTTTGGAACACCAAAGCTATCATAGAGAGGCATATCAGGGGGAAATCCCGTATCCCTTACGACAAAACTGTACGGCTGCCAACCATCTGGCAGGGCATCCCGTTCCTTTTGTGTCCTTGGCATGGAGGCAGTCATGTGACCATTTAAAGTCCATTCACTAACCTGGTAGCCCACATAACTTGAAACCGCTAACTTTCCAATTGCATTTTGATGCGCCTTTGGCCCGTTCTTTCCACGAAGATCATTGAGATAACCAGGGTGTAAAAATTGTACCAAAGGTGTATGTAAGGCGGTATTTTTTAAAGAGTTAGTTGGTGCCGTTACAAATGGAAGTATAAACTTTCCAAACCAGTTGTTCGATGCCGTTGTCAGAACTTTACCCATTGGCCCCAAGTCACTTTGCATCGTGTCATGCAATGCCTTTATCTCAAGATCCATAGCAAAAGTCTTTGGGTCAAGAAGAACCATTGAGGCATTATCCATAGCCTCTTGATTTGAACCACCTCTTCTTAATGTGTGGTTGTATCTCTGGAGTGCCTTAACACTTAACTCACCACGCATTGACATTGTTTTAAAAAATTCATCTGCACTTAAAAGTAATCTAAAAGGCACCCTGGCTGCTGCACCAACATAGTTAATTGCCGTGCCAACCTTTGTTTGACTTTCTGAAGAAACTGCAAATAAAGTTTCCGTATCAAGTTTAGATGCTCTGGCAGGCATCTCATTTCGCCAGGCATACCCAGCTGCTGATAGGGCATCACGAAAGGACTGCCCCCAGGCCTTCATTCTAATTAGTGCATCAAGTGAGGAAACCTGATCTTCAGTTAACGAAAATTGGGCATCGGGCCTCATACCTCTTACGACATCTCCGTAGACACCGCCAATAAGTTCTGAGGGTAGCTGATAAAGCATATACCCTGCATTACCCAAAATGTTTTTAAATTGTGTCGCTGGACTACTTAGTATGCTTGATACGAATAATTCATGGACAACTTTTTTTGTTCTGGCTGCGTACCCATCTGAAAGAATGTTTACACCCTCAAGACCTTTTTCCTTTATAGATAATAGCACGGCATCTGCTAACATATCTGTGGTTCCCTTGTCGTTCTCAAGCGCCATTTTTGCAAACTGTGAGGCTTGCTCTGGGTCTAGTTCACCACCAATCTGAATATTAAATGACTGTAATGCTCTTGCTATCTCAGCCTGCGCTCCCTTTACTTGTGCTTGAATTGCAGCATGGACAGATAATTGTCTTCGAAATGCAATCTTATCTATAGGTGTTGCCTGGCCTAGCTGGATCTTGCTTGCCATTTCCGCTAGTTGTTTTGCAGAATTTACAAGTAAGGTTCTTGCAGCAGTTATCTTAGTGGCTCCAAAACCTTCCCCATCCCTGCGCTTTAAAATTTCCCTAGTCAAGCCAATGCTATCACCAGCCAATTCATGGGCCTCTGTTTCGGTAAGTTTATTACTGACCCTAGACTTTGCAAACGTAGAAGTCTCATCGGCATGAACGACTGAAACGGCATCTATTGCATTAATTACATCCTGGTCAGTTTGGATATTCTTGAAATTAAAGTCAGCACCGCCATCAATAGTTCTGGCTTGGTTCTTCATTTCCTCCAGAACTCTCTCAGTTCTGTTAATGTTTGCGGCACCAGAATGACCGCCCCATCCTCGGTCTAAGGCCGTAACCGCTTTTCGGCCTTCCTTAATTATTTCAGTATTCTGTAAATTTTCTGCTTCTAGGTTATTTAATGCCGCCTCTGCATTCTTGGAAAAGTCTACTTCTTCTAAAGTTTTTGCCTTAAAGCCTTGTTCTGAAAATCTTTCAAAACCTTCGTCTGACATAATTTTTTTGCCGACTTCCTTTTGCGTCTGCTGATAATCAAAATTTCCAACATCTGGAACTAACCCTGTTTCCTGTTGTGTTGGAACTAGACTAGGCTGAACGGAATTTACAAAAGGTTCCTCAGAATAATCTACACCTCTTGGTCGTGTTACCCGTCTTCCAGAGAGTTCATTTAGCCTGCTTAGAAAGTCACCTCTATTGCCAAAGGATTGATCTAAAGGAATAACCTTTTTAATTCCTTTCCCTATGCTTGCTCCAAGATCACCTAAACCAGCAAATTGTAGATAGTCATTATTGGGGTTACTTGCGAACTCAGTCGGTGTACCTTGTGCCAGGTTGTCCTGAGAACGAATATTACTCTCAGCTATTTTGCCAGGGTCTTTTGGTAGTGCCATATTTCCATAAAAAAAGGGCAGTCAAAGCTGCCCATGTTAATTAATTTATAAGGTGTTTTAGTTAATTCGTAAACTAATTTCTCATATCATTATTCATAGCGACCCCTGCACCAGTAACTGCGGTAGGGATTGCAAATAGTGCCTGACCTTCCTTGATTGCATTCTTTAGCTTATCCGTTAGCTTTATTTTCAATGAATCTGTAAACACATCTGTATGAATAGTTGCAAATTGTTCATCTGTGACTAGCCCTCCGTCTAAGTCTACTCCTTCTGCTTTGCCCTTACTGACCAATGCTTCGCTATCGTACTTCTTTATAAGTTTGTTGAGAACACTCGGTAGCGTTTCGCCATAGTATTTCTTTATATTATCGTTACTTCTAGCAAAGTAATTCTGAGCCGCACCAAGATCACCAGTAGCAAATGAAACATATTCGTAACCTTCCTCTACTGCCTTTGCCAGTATTCTCTTAATGCTCAAAGCAGTCCAGTTTCGCTGATATTTTGGATCTGTCACAAAAGGTGCCTTTGGAATGGTTGGCCCTAACTTTCTCCATTCTGCATTATATCTATACCCTGCCTCAAAGACATCTGCTAACACATCTGTTGCCGCAGCAGTGCTATCGACTAATTCACCATTTTTATTATATACAACACCGTTCCTCATTTGATCTATTAAGCGATTATTTAATTGTGATGGGTCTAAGGTAAGAGGACTACCCTCGACCATTTGAGTAGGTTGAATTCCTAACATTTCATCACCTAATTTTTGGTCATAAAAATCAACAAAGGGAACTTGTTTGCCTTCATGTAATATTGTGTATGTGTTCAATATTTTACGATAATCGTCTGCTAGTTTTTCTGCGTTTTCTTTAGCAACTTTAAATTCTTCCTCAGAAGGTTGAAAACCTCTGCGTCTACCTTTTTGCGCCCAATCCGATTGGATTTCTTCTATGAAAAGTGCTTTCTCTCCATTCGGGCCTTTTATGTCAGTTGTGCGGAAATGAGCCACAACATTTTCTTCACTATAGTGGCCTGCGGTAAAACCTCTGCCTTTCTGATTTGGCAAGGTCAAAAGAAACTCTCTGTAATTATCGCCACCAGAAACAGTGTATTCTGAATGCTGAACTACATCGTCTGCAAATGCCATTCTGCCATCATCCTCTGCAATTTGTTGTGCTTGGATCTTAGCTTCGTCTAAATCAAAGAGATCACCAGAACTTCTAGCATTCTTATAGGCACCTTCACCAACTGTATCAGCCCTATTATTGAATATTGAATACCCAACATCATCATTACCAGTAATGACCATACCAGTATTTTCATCCTCATAAATTCTTATGGGGTTGTCGTAGTATTCTTTAAGTGCTTCGTTATACGCGTTCTCTTTCACTTTTGGTGTATTCGTTTTATCAACTGGATATTTACCGCCTTCACTCCATTCTTCAAACAGTTCTCTGGCTCTAGCATTAGTATATCCCTCACCATAGGCTTCCTCTGGGGTAAGTGTATTTGTTAATTGATTATTTTTTAATCGCTCTTCTAAAGTTCCTTCTTCTCCATACAATATTCTATTATCGTCATTTACTCCCGTATGTGACTTAAAAAAGGTCATTTCCGCATCTTCTCGCTGAACAGTTTTAGGTATTTCCTCAATTTCTACGGCTTCGTTCTCAAGCTGATCTAAGATTTCTTGCTTCGTTACCTTTTTGTTTTTGAGAAGGTCATCTAAACCCGTCCACTTCAGTTCTTCGTCTTTTACTCCAGCCTTTTTAAGAAGGGAACGAAACTGTGTGCCTGATCCTTTTTCTATGTCTAATCTTTTAGTTTGCTCTACGGCCTCTGAGAAAAAGCCAAGTTCATCAAGCACTCTATTTACTAATTTTCCAACCCCACCTTTAGCCTCGGCCTCTTCTGGAATAGCAGTAAGAGCCGTTGTTCCCAGGGTAAACTGAACACCGCTATTTTTAAGCATTTTAAATGTAATGGGTAGGGCCAGAAAGGCAGCCGTTAGAACTCCTTCTTCTACCAGGTTACGCATTCTGAGATTTAATCTCTCATAGCCTACTTCTGCATTCTCAGGCCTACTTCCTAGATACTCAGCTAATTCTGGCAGTATTCCGAAATCTGCCAATACATTGGAAAGATTGCCTTCTTGTAAGTCGATTGTACCAGCTGCTAAAACGGTTCCAGCTAATTTAGTCGGCCCACCGCCAAATAAAGAGGTTAGGAAATAACTGGCTACGGGTTCCAGCATTGTTTCTATTTCCGTGGGGTTTCCAATTCTACCCATGTTCATATCAGATGTTGCATCACCCGTGGCATAGGCATTTTCTTGTCTTTCCGTTAGCATCTCATCTGAAGACTTAAACCGCATTTCCTCCAGGCTAAAGGCAGGGATATTTATACCACTCTGTCTTATGCTATCTTCTATATCAGCCGTAAACTTCATTGCATCTTCTAATGAATTAATAGCTACGTTGGCACCAAACCTACTAACTGCGCCTATCTTTTTCGTTGAATACTCTGGTTGAAGAATTGCATCCCTGGCAATGTTCATAGGGTTTATTTCATCTGCCAGCCATCTCGCACCGTCACCGACCACAGTAGCAATAGTTCCAAGTAAAGAATGCTCTTTTTGCAATTCATCTGCATCCTTACCAACAAGCATTTCATCTTGTGCAATAGATGATAGGCTACTGTACTCAGCCATTCGCTTATCATTCGCTTCTTTTACAACGGCAGAGATTCTTTCTTTTGGATCTATTGTGTTCTTGTCGTATTCCAATTTAATTTCCTTGCATTAAATCTTTAATGAATTGCACCTGACTATCGATAATAAGTTTATGTGTCGCTGCCTGCGTTCTCGCGTTCTTATCTAAATTTTCCTGAGTTATTCTGGTGTTTGCCATGTTCATAATGGCATTTAGATCAGCAATGGTTTCTACTTCGATAGGAAATTTATTCACACCATTAGCCCCTCCTAAAGAGACAACTGCATTAAATGTTTGAATTTTTGCAGCTAGTTCTCGCTTTGCTTCTAGTATGATGCTTTGAGAGTGAACCTTTAAAACCTCCCTATATTTTGCATCTATATCGCTTGCTGAAGGCCTGCCAACAGTATCAACCTGATCTTGAAACCAATCATACAGTTCACCCGTTACTTTCATATACCCATTTCTTTGGACTTCCTCTAGACCTGTAGTTGCCGCTATACCTTCCTGGTATCCAAATGTTTTCTGAGCAATCTTAATGACATTGCTAAGTCCTTCATTTTTTAATGCAATCACTCTGTTTTTAAGTTTGTCAAATTGGCTTTCCGTAAGGTCACCACTAGCAGCTGCCTGGGCAAGTTCTTGAATAGAGGGTCTTTGTTGTCCTTCTGGGTACTCAATAAGCGCAACTAGTTCAGCATATCTTCCAAGCTGGGCCGCACTGTCTGTGCCACCACTTCCATCCTTGGAGGAATCTGGAGGCCAGTCCATCATTGTTTTTTGTCGCTCTGGAGAGGTTCCATTGGTTACGATAACATCCATCATTAATGCCCTTAGTTCATCAGCAGTTAATGTGTCTTTATCCCCAAATGCCTTCCGTAATGCATCTGCACCGTAACTCCGTGGAATGGTTGCCTGGGGCAGCATTCTTTCTACGGCATTTTCATCGTATGTCTGACCATCCTTAATAGCAAAGAATTGTTCATAGGCTTCATTTTCAAAAAACTGATCTTTCTTAATATTTTCCTCATCTGCCTCTCGAAGTTGCTGCCTATAATCATTTGCGTCCTTTAAGATATTAAACGTAATATCTTGAATGCTATCGCCAGTTAACTGCCCTAAAGAATGAAAAGCATACTTTACATCGTTAATGTCAGCTTCACCCGTTGAGGCCAGCAAAACCCCCGTAATGTCTTGAATGGCCTCTCCCATCTCTAATACTTGCGTTTTGTACATTTGTAGTTTTTCGGGTCCTAATACTAACTCTATTTCATCTTCTGAAATGGTTCTTAATATTTCTTCTGCCTTTACTCCCTGGTCTATGATTTCATTGAATGCTGAAAATCGTGAGGCAAGATAGGGGTCATTGCCAACCAATTTAGCCAGGACACCTTTCGCAACATTTGTTTTCATTTCCCTGATTTTGCCATCAACAACGGACTGCTTTATATCTTTGTTCTTTACTTTGGGCGCATGGTAATCTCGAATTTCCTGTATGGTATCTTTGTAGTTTTGAACACTGAAATTATTAATTAATAATTCCTCTTGCTGCGTAAAGTATGTTGTCGATATTTTCTCTTTTCGGGTTTTAATGGCTTGGTTTAAATCATTACGCAAGGCAAAGCGATTGTTTGACTCTGATGTCATAAAGGTTGAATTAAACTTCTGAAGGGTGTTCTTATTGGTTCCCAGACTAGCCAGAATATTCTTTTTAATTTGATTGGATTGCGACTGCCATTTGTTTGATCCATCAAGAACATTTGCTGGGTCATCGTCACGGGCCAGATCAAAGGCAAGGTTTCTTAACTCATCTTGAACCTTTACAGATGCCTCATCCAGTTTAAGCTGCTCTGACATATTGTATCGATAGAGAGCATAATCCCCGATACTGCTTGTTAAGGCTCTACCAGCTGCGCCTTTATCCAATGCCGCCTGGACGAATGGCTGCGCGTTTTTTCGTGTCTGGAATGCACGACCAGGGGCTTCATTGGTTGCCTGGATTTGGGATCTGTAAACTGGTATTCTCATGCAAATATTCCCATCTGATCTGCCATCTTGGCGGTATCACCAAAAGATTTAATAAGACTAGCAGTCCCTTGTGACTGTAGAGAGGCCGCTTGTGCGCCACCTTCCATCCGTGATAGTTCTGCCTGCAATCGACTATCTTCCTGGGCATCGGCTATCTGCATCTGAGTTATCGAATTGTTATAATCCATTACTTTCTGCTCGTACTCAAATTCCCTGGCATTCTGCTCTAAATTCATCTGCGTGGTGCCACTAGACATATCTATGCCAGCATATGCCGTATTTGCTCTTACCTCTCCCTGGAAGGATTCAAATGCGGATTTACCGCGCAACTTTTCCATCGCCAGGTTCTGATTAATAAGATCGGACTGTTTGCCTAGAAGATCAACATTTCGCTCTATGATTTCAGCATTAAACTCACCAACTTCTCTGGCTGCTTTAGCTGCTCTGTCAGCAGCTGATTTCTGTTGCAAACCTCCAATGAGGTTCATTCCCAGAGATATTATTTCAAATGGGCCAAGCGGCATATCTCACCTATATGTCAAATGTATTTAATCGCGGAAATAAGGCCAGAACCGTAAGAGGTAAAGCCTGCGTTTGCTGAAGATAGATCCTATCCTGGTCATCAAAACCGCCCGTAAACTCTATATCCTTGTCACCCGTAAAGAGAGACACTGCGGTATCCATAGCCATACTACTATCTCTGAATGGTATACGTTCTACGGAACTTGAACTGGTGCCGACTTCAAGACCTACGGTTTCATAGAGCCTAACAGTCACGGCATGAATTCTCTTTGGCTTACCTTGACTAGTTCCGTCAACAGATCCGCTTTCCAGCCGTAATGTTTTCATACTGCTTGTAAAACCTAATCCCACGGCTGCCGTTGTTACACTGAAGTCCGTAGTAATACCGCCCGATGCAACTGTTTTTGTGGCATGAGAGGCTCCATTTCCAAGCACCGAAGCCGTCTGCCCCTGGAGATGATATAATCCCGTTAGTGAAGTTGTTGCAGATCCAGAATAACTTAATCCGCTATCTACAAAGAATGATCCCGTTGCAGCTGAACCAAAGTCAAATGTTTTTAGTTTCTCCACATATCTTTTCGTAACAGAATTTACTGTTCTCTTGACGATCATATAGAGATCATCTTCACCGCTATCCGTGGGCAGTGTGGCAATGCTTTCTACTACCGCCTGACCAGATCCAAAGACACCACCTAAAGTATGCTTATGCCAGGCAACAACTTGTTCTTCTCTACGATAGGTAAGACCTAGTAATGTGCCATCTGCACGGACGCACCACACAATAGAGTCTGGTTCCTGCTGGAAGGCCAGGGCATCAATACCGCCATCGGTAATATGTTCTGCCAGGATAGTCATGTCAGGAGCCTGATAGCCTGACGCATCGACATCTCCGACATACTTAAATTCTCTGAGTTTCCTTCCTCCTCTTTGAAGAAATAGAGTAACATCGGCAACTTGAACTGGAGGTACTTGAGCCGATCCGTAGTTTGAATACTTTCTTATAAGTGTAGTCGTTGGTGTAACTGGCCCGTCATTACTGGCAGTCACCACATATTCCCCACCAGAAGTTCCGACAGTTAGCACCCTGGTAGCTGAGAGCCAACGGATACTATCCACCGTATTCGAGGCTATGGTGTAGATCAAAGCATCGTCTGCATCGGTGCCAACCGTAAAGTTTAAATAGGCACCATTTTTAGAAAACCACAATGTCTGTGGGTTATTGTTAGAGTTTCCGAACACCAACCTTTGCTCAAAGAAGGACACCACACTCGGATAATTGTCTGAAGATGCCAACCCAGGGGAGGGACTGCCTGATATACTGGCGGTGGCAAAAGTCCAATTATTGTGAGCAGAGCGCGTCAATGTCCTTATCGCGTAGGAAGGATGAACCAAATACATCGTATCTGCGCTTTGTGCGAAATTGACATTCGGAAGATGGGCCTCGGTATATGGGGACGCAACTTCAAATATTTCTGTTGCCGTACCTCCAGAGGTATAAGTCGTGAAATCTGTTGTATTGATTGCCGTGCCGAATAGGTCAGTCAATGTAAATGTGTGCGTTGTGGAATTTGCGACAAGGTAGTTTCTTGCGTTTAATTCTGTCATACCTCCAACAGAGGCAATATAAATTTCATCTCCATTAGAAAGTCCGTGGCTCGTTGACGTAAGTACACCAGGGGATGCCTTGGTTGCCGCTGATATTGTCTTTGCCGTACTATTGAGAACCTGAGATCCGTTTCGAATAACACGCATTGTCTGGTTTCCGAATACCAAAACATATGTATCCGTGGTCTTGTATTGAAAAGGTATGAGCCTATTCTTTACGGAACTGGCCTTAACTTCTCCAACAAATTCCGTGCCTGGTCTTCTTGTTGCACCTCCTTGAGGCAATACAATCATATTTGTTAGATCTGCTAATCCCGTCTGGTATTTCTCCAGAGTTACCCGTCCTTCCAATCGTGGAGATAATTCCCCACTTACGAAGGCAGATATGGCTGGCGCAGATCGTGCCATTAAAACCTCGATTCGATAAAGTCAGATGCTTCAATTCTCTGTGGCGCACCCTCAGTCGCGTCAACATTTTTAGCCACCGATAGTTTCTGCTGGTATAGCTGAAAGGTGGTATTAACAAGAGATGCAGATCCCGTAATGGAATAACATATTTCCGTGGCTATCTTGGCAGCCAAAGCATCTATGAGAGAGGCATCATACTCATTTGGGTCTTCAACCCGTGCTATATATCTTATTTTTACAGTACCTTCATCCGTCAGAAGTTTACGACCTTCAACCACAAATACGGGGCCGCCAGTGTTATTTGTCATATTGTCTTGTGGGTAGCTGGAAGTGCCATTAGAGAATTCCAGAACTCTCAAACAATAGGGAAGGGTGGGGAGTGTATATTGGTATGTATATCCGAAATCGGGTGTTTCGGTATCTCTTGCCAGAGTTGCCCTAGACATTAGGCAGTTCCAGGGGTGATCTCTAAAGACACTATCCCTTATGGAATCGTACCGCTGATTAATAACGATAGCTGCCTTTGAGTTCTCATCTAAAGCAGAAATCGTATTCGCTCCGATAATATTCAAAGCATGGTTTGCTATGTCTACAACTGATGGCATTGAATTCTCCTAATTAAAAGGACGGCCCCCGAAGGAGCCGCCCAAGATCTTTAATCTACAACGTAGAGCATTTGCAGTTCGACAGTTCCAGTGCCAGCTGCTCCACCCATTGTCACACTTACTGTGTAACCATCACCATCAGCATCTATTACGGTGTTTCTGCCCAATGCAGAAGTAGCCGCAACCGCCACTGTTGTGATTGAAGTAGAAGCAGCAGCAGCGAAAAATTCGTCTGCATCAAGTGCAACTGTTGTACCAGCAGCATTCTTATATGCCGCATGACCTACCGCCAAAGTAGTAGATGAACCCATCGCGTCATGTGTCAAAGTACCTTCAAGAACTCTCGCTCCGTTTGGTAAAGTGAACATATTGATGACATCACCACTTGAAAGAGAGGATGCTTCGTATAGCGCGTATGCAATACGAACCCTGCCACCCTTTTCGTTTGGCTTGATCTTTTCAGTAGGATCATTCTGGTTATGCTTAGTCTGTTGGACTGAGTAAACTGTAGCCATTTTTTAATCCTCCTACTATTCGTTGCAAGCAATTTGAACTACTTTAGATTCCTCTAATCGGCTTGAGCCGAAGGAGGCGCAGTAGTACACTTGCGTTGCCATTGATTTATCAGGTCGCACATCAATGCTGGCCGTTGGTTCCTTACCCATTGCCAAAACCATCCCATCGTCAGCCCAAGCATAGCACAGTCTTGATGTGCCATCGTCAGTTAAACGATTTGATGTTATGAACTTAAAACCGACAAATGTGTCGATATCACCTTGTACGAGTGCCTTTCATACCAACTACGGTTTTCACCGCCTCTGTCGAGTTTGTGGTCTGGACTTTCTCTTTACCCTCATCTGAATGTTAGGGTATCAGCCGTCAAGTCTCTACACCTTCCTATTTCTAGGCTTGGCTCGGGATTAGCATTTTAAAGCCTTCCCCGAATTTGACTGAGTTTCATCTAAGTGTTTCCACCTAGATAGGCAAAGTATTTACCGAGTTATAATCCGCACTTGTAACAGTTGTGATGTTAAGTAGATCTTCCATCTGCTCTGGTGAAACTACGATATATCGCTTGATTGATGGATCTACATTGCCCTCATCCAGGATCTTTTTGGCACTAACCAATTTTGCAACGGTTAGACCTCCAGAACCATGCGCGATCTTCTGCGCTGCTGGAAGAGCAGTTGATGTAGAACCAGAACTTCCAGTTTTAGCTGAACCACCCATAGCTGCTATGATGACATCATCCATCTTTCGCCCTATAGCAGCAGCTGCGGCTTTCGCATATGTGCTGGTGGGGTCAATAAGCATTCGAATTTTATCTTCCGAATCAATGAGATCTGCGTACTCGTAATCGGATAATGTTACCATTCTTCTGGAATGTGGTGTATCCATTAGCGGAGTATCGCTGTTTCTTGTGGTTTTCTCCTCTGCGGCGGCACTGCCTACCTGCTCGAAGAATGCTTTGTCACCATTAACAGTTTCAACATTCACCGCATTTCTCAAAAGACTTCCCATCTGTTGAGAGAGTAGCTGAACATTGGAACTATACTGGTTCACAAAACTTGTTGTGATTTGCGTACTAATAGCACTTCTCCTTATTTAAAAATTTAAGTTAATGTTTGATGGATTGTCCCTAGAAAGGGGTCACGATGATAAAAAAGTCGTAAGGCCGTAAAGGTTATCTTACTCTTCCATCAGTTCAAAAAGCTGCTGCGCCCTTTGAACGAAGGAATCATGTTGAGGGTGGGTCTTATCCCAGTATGGACTGTCCTTCGCTTGAAGTTCCGCAAGTTCGCGGTTTGCTTCAACGGGTGTCATAATCGCATCCTGGGCCTTACCCTCTACGTTGTCCTCTGCTATCCTTTCGGCTAGAGAGGCAAACATTCTTATTAATTGCGGATGGTCACCTACTTTTCGACCATCGGCAAGCTGAATATCCAAGACTTCGCCATCGGCAAAATATTCTGCCCCACGGTTAGCCTGCTGCATTTTTTGTTCAAATGCCTTACCCCATTCATTTCTTAATTCCATTTCGGAATCATGGCGCAAGTTTTCTGCATTTGTCGTATAGGTTTCGGAAGCCTCTGTGAGTTGACCGTTAAGCATTTCAGCCATAGCCGTTGCCTGCTTTCCGTTCAATCCAGCCTTAAAGGCGGCTTCCCTAAATCTCTGACTGTCCTTGTCCTCAAAGGCCTTCGGCATTTCAATCTCATAGCCGTTGGCATCTGTCGGTCTTCCCAGCCTGGAATAGACCATATCCCAATCCTCTTCGGTAGCTGACTTGCCTGGTATCGGCACCTTGTCAGACCCAATGAGCCTTTGTGCGTGGACATAACTTTTTGCCAAACCACCAATATCTGAAAAGTTTTTCAGAGAAGGTTCTGCTCTCATGTCCTCTGGTAATGTATCAATAAAATTAACTGCTGGCGCAGCAGCCTCCTGAGATCCAGTTTCCTGGATTGCCTCTGCTTCACTCATCTTTTATTCCTTTAATTGTTGAATTTCTGCCGTTGTTTTCTCTTCCATCATTCTTAATATCGTCAGAACAACGGATCGCTGACCCTCGCGGAATGCGGTGTCATTCGTATCGCCAGGCACAAATGTTGAGGAAAGCATATGGTTTCTGAGTTTTAAATCACGCAAAACGACCTTGCCTTCGTCAGTATTAAATAGCTGGCGGTATGTCTTCTTTAAATCGTCTAATTTCATTGTTGGTTAGCGGCTTGTTCAGCTTGTTGTAGAACTTTCATCATGGGGGCGGCCTGCTGCATATTCTGACCTTCGACCATCTGTTCTTGTTGTTGTGCCTGGATTGCTGCCTGCTGCTGTTGTTCCTCTCTTAATGCCGCGACTTCTTCTTCTGATTTTATAATTTTCGCAGGCATTCCAGTAACTTCTGCAATATACTTAATCAAACCATCGGTGTCGATATAGTCACCAACGGGAGCCATTTCGCCCATCTGCATCATCACTTCGAGGCCTCTCATTGTGCTTTGAAGATCCGTTAGCTTCTGTGCTTTTGCCAGAGGTGATACATACTCAATATCTATATTCTGTCCCTGGAGCATTTCGGGAGCCTCTGGTAATTCCTTATTTGCCAGCATCAATTCAAATGTCCTTGAGATAAGAGGTTGTAGAAGTTCTGCCTGGAGCCTTCCAAGAACTGGGCCTAGTAGCCGCATTCTTTCCTCGTTCTTTTGTAAAACCTCCGTAGCCGTCATTCTTGGGCCTTCCTGGGAAAGCAGCTGGTCTACATAGAAGGCTTCACGGATAGCATTCCGTCTTTGCTCTTCCATATTCAAACCCAATGGATTGTTTGCGCCAACCTGGAGAGGCTCTAATCTGTCTCTTGTTCCAGTACGATAGAAGTTTAATGCGCCAGGTGTTGTTCTTACTGGTAGAATAAATCCGTCATCTGGAACCATCAGTGGTGGATCTATCTGTTTTTGTGCCGCCCGAATGGTAACCTCGGACATCTTATTGAGCATTTTGGTGTCAGGTAACGCATTCATAGCAGGGGATCTGCCCCAAATGCTGACACTATCCTTATTCATACGGGGTACGCAGAACGGCATAGAGTCAAAACCACTTTCGGAAAGAAGAACTTTCGTGTCTTCGTGGTAATATATAGAGGCAAACGGCTTGTCTTCTGCAAATCCACCTTTGGCATCTGCCCGTGGAAATACGACATGAACCACCTCATGTTCGACATAGGGTTCGTTATCGCCATCCTTCTTCACTCTGTCGGGGGCATTTTTATCGCCAAACCTCTGTATGATCTGTCGGGCCGTCATTTTAAATTTTCTGAAAACCGTATCGACCTTATCGTTCATGTTTTCGGAAATACATATTTCTGCAATGTGACGCGCTGAAAATCTTAGAGATCTTTCTTCCTGGGCATATTCAATAAAGATAGAAGCGGTGCCAAACACCACCAGGTCATAATATAATTCGTGAATCTCTTGCTGAAAATTGGATCGCTGCAAAGACTTGTACATCTGGGAGGAGCAAGTCTCCAGCCATTCATTTGCTTCGTCATTACTCTGAAGATCACTATTCCTATATTGTAAGCTGAACCAGGGGGTGCTTGGACTTGTCAACATACCGTGCAGACTAGAGGCTAGAAGTTCCACGGAATGAAGTGCGGTACTGTCATAGATCAACTCAGTGCGCTTATCGCCCTGGGTTCTCCGCTTGGTAATATCGGCTTTTCTTGGCAGCATATAATCTGCCAGTTCTTGCCAATGTTTTTCCCAGTTGGATCGCTGAGACAGTAAACTCTTATATCTCTTGTCGAGTGCCGCGACTTGCGGCAATACCTTATCTGCCATTATACATTCCCATTAAGGATTTCTTTCTTTTGGATTTCTTCGGATCGCCACCCATCAATCGGCCTTTTCGCTTTTGCTCCATTCTTTCCAGAGGGTCTACATTCATAGCAAACCGCATTCCCTGGAGGGGTTGTGAGGATAATGCGCCCATCATCCCAGCGACATTTTTCTTGGAGCCGTACATTACGTTAACATCTGGGTTTGGTCTTCATTCGCCAGAAGACCCTTCTTTTTCTTCTTATAGCTAGACATAAGTGTCGTTTTCGGCTTTATCGCACTATTATCTAGGTTTTTGTTTGCGACAACCGTGCCGCCTTTGACATCGCCTTCCGTGCTGCTCGCACTCTCTTCATTATTTGTTTGACCCGTTTCTGGGGGTGTTGGTGGAGTAGGGAGTGTGACTTCTTCGGTGGTTTCTGCTGCATCGACAGTTTCTTTAACTAATGATTGTCTGGCTTGCTCATCTCTTTGCCTTCTTTCGCGTTCATTCGATGCTTGGTTTTTTTGAAAAAGATCAAACCTTTCTTTCTCTTCCTCAGTCGTAGGTTTCATATTGACGGCTTGAAATTTAAAGTCCTTACCACCAATATTGTAAGTTTTTTCCACCTGACCAACACCAAGCGCACCAAGAAGACCTCCCTTTGGAGGTGTCAAAACCTGATTAGCTGCCGTTAATGGTTTGTCTTTATCTTTTTTATCAAAATAGGTTGGCCCACCTATATTCAAACTCTTAAATATATCTGCCCATATAGACATCTCTTACTCCTATGCAGCGAAAGGGTTATAGTGATTATCAGCCATCTGTTGTGGCGGTCTGTCACCCATTCTATTTTCACGAATACCTACCGCAAGATACCGAAAGGCATCGGATGCGTGTGATGACCAATCGTGTACGGGTGATGTTCTAAAACTTCTTGTCTTTTCGTTGTATGCCCGATGATACTGACGTAGGGATTCCAATCCCGTGTGGCAGGCGGCCTTATCAAACCAGCAGCGCGGTATCAGCAGCTGCGCGGCATGAATACCATCTTCAAGCGGCAATTTCGGAACAACTCTAAAATTCAATCCCAGATCCCAGGCTACTTCTCTTCTCGATTTACCAGACCCTAATTCCCTGACATCTATGTCGTGCGGTGCGTTATGTGTACCGTATAGGTATCCTTTTTGGTTAAGAACGGAACAGTAGTGGGGTAACCCTTCATTCCTATTCTCATAATAATCCATTACCTGGATGGCTCTCCCAACTGTCTGTGTAAACCAAATAGCGGTACTATCCCCAATTCCTAAATCCCACCAGGTATCTACCTTAACCGAGGGATCATAGGGAACCTTCGTAATTCTTCCAGCATCCAGAGCATCTTGCATCTCCTTACCAAAGATCGCGCCAGGGACATTCGCATTCCAGGAACACTCAAACTCCTGGGCATACTGATCCGCAGACATCATCTTCTGCGCGGCATCAAGTTCCTCTTTTGCTACTATCCCCGTTTCGCTGGCTTTGTAGACTGCTGTGATCCAATCGGTCTGCCCCTTCGCTTCTTCGTAGAGGTCGAAGAATGCGTTATGTCCTTTTGGGGTTCCGATGAAGACACACCAGGTCTTCCTATCAGCCGTTGACCTATCCGATAAGGCAGGCCTAATAACTTCAGGAAATAAACTCTCAGGCATCTGAGAATACTCATCAAGTATTGCACCATCTAAAAATATTCCTCTTAAACTGTCAGGTGTCTCGCCACCAAGTAAATTAATCCGCGCACCATTTGGGAGATCACACCGCAATTCAGTTTCGTGAAATCTCACTCCTGGTATCTTTCCAGAAAAATCCTTTAGGTAATCCCAAGCTACACTTTTCGCCTGACGATAGGTGGGGGCGATATATGCGTATCTGGGGTTCTTCTTCTGGTTAAGAATAGCATCCCGTAAGACATGATTTATGGCCCATACAGTCTTGCCAAACCTTCTGTGTGCTACAACGACACCCCATCGCTTTTGCATCATCTGGTGGTGCAATTTCGCTTGTATAGGGCGAGGTGCGTAAGGTATCTCTATTTTCATCGCTTAGAGGCCAAAATGTCTTTTGCTACCTCTGGGTCACCATTTGCCTTTATATTCCATGTCGGCTTAATTTTTTGGGTGTAGAGGTTAAGTAATTCGTCTTCTAGCTTCCTTGGGTCTTGTCCAGGTGCTACATCCCTATGCGGATAAGTTTCACCAGACTTCATAGCATTTTGAATAGCAGTATGCATATCTACTTCCTTGCCGTTCCACCAGGAAGGAATAAGAAAGACTTTGTTGTCCATCTCCACAGTTATGGCTCTTACTGTCTGCAATCCCTGCTTACCTTCTTTTGCGGTTCCAGAAGCAATACTGTTA